ACTTACATATACGAAGACAGAAGATGGTAGGTTTATTCCTACTTGGAGCGAAAGCATTTAAGCCTTGGGGGGCACATGAATAACGAAGAAACAAAGATTAATGTAACACTTGGATATACTCTTAACCTTGGAAACTTTCAGTCGTTGAGACTTGATCTTGGAATAATTGACTCTAAGCGAGAAGGTGAAAACGTAGATCAAGCATTTGAAAGAGTGTATAAGTTTGTTGAGGATAAGCTCGCTTCAAAGATTAACGAAGCTAAGGCTGAACTAGAAGAATAATGGCTGAACGCAAAGACAGAATGGCTTTGCTCAGTCGCTTTAATAAGTTTTATACGCAAAAGTATGAGCGTAAGTCAAACATGAATTTAAATGTAGAGCAGTGGTCTTCAGATGCTTTAATTGAGTCTTATGGAATTAGTGCTTGCTATGATTTGCTAGAATATTATTTTAGTGTTGCACAAGATCCTAGTTGGAATTATTTTGCATACAATGCAGAAAAAATTCTTAATGGTAAGATAGAAGTACAACAAGATATTGAACAAAGAAAACAGTTAAGAGAAAAAGCGAAAGAGTGGTTAAGTGAATAATACAGAAGCCAAGGTAATGTCAGCAGTACTTGAAGATAAACAAGTTCATGTTTTATTACAAGCAAATGTAGAAATATTACTAAGAAGCCACAACGATGTATGGAATTTTATTAGACTGTATGCAGAAAATAATGGAACAGTACCACCAACAAATTTAGTTGTAGAAAAATTTAGAGACTTTATTCCAGTTCCAGGAGTTGGTGCAACAAAGCATCATCTTGAAGAACTACAGGCAGAGTATTTAAATGACAGTCTAAAAGATATTCTTAGATCTGCAGCAAGTGAAGTTCAATCTGGACAAGGCGTTACAGCACTTGAAGAAATAATTACAAAAACCTCTGAACTAAAAAAGAATACATCTGCTATTCGTGATATTGATGCAACAGATATTGATTCTGCTATTGCATACTTTGAACAGGTCAAAGCGGATAATGCTTTAGGAAAACGTGGAATTAAAACTGGTCTTCCAGGATTTGATAACTACTTACCTTCTGGAATTATGCCAGGTCAGCTTGGGGTATTTCTTGCTTATCCTGGAATTGGAAAATCATGGATGGCTTTGTATTTTGCAGTTCAAGCATGGAAACAAGGAAAGACACCACTTATTATTTCCTTAGAAATGAGCGAAACAGAGGTTCGTAATCGTGCATTTACTATTATGGGTGAGGGATTGTGGTCTCATCGTAAACTATCAAATGGCGAAGTAGAACTTGATATGATGAAAAAATGGCATGCATCAAAGCTTGATGGTCGTCCGCCATTTCACATTATTTCAAACGATAATGGTGGAGAAGTTAATCCATCAGTTATTCGTGGAAAGATTGATCAATACAAACCTGATTTTGTAGTTGTTGACTATTTACAACTTATGTCACCAAACCAAAAAGCTGACAATGAAACGGTAAAGATGAAAAACCTTTCTCGTGAATTAAAGCTCATGGCTATTAGTGAAGAAGTACCTATTATTGCTATTTCGTCTGCTACACCAGATGATGTTAAAGACCTCTCTACAGTCCCTACACTGGCCCAAACAGCCTGGTCTAGACAAATTGCATATGATGCTGACTGGGTTTTAGCTTTGGGTCGTTCAACAAACAGTGACATTATTGAGTGTGCATTTAGAAAAAATCGTAATGGTTTTATGGGAGACTTTTTAGTCCAGTGCGACTTTGATAAAGGATATTATAGGTACAAGGACTTTGAAGATGGCAAGTAAAGAAATATACTCAGAAGAGCAAATACGTAGAGTGCTTAACGGTGCTGGTATAGACATTGAAGCAGAGTTTGGTTCTGACTTTATTATATTTTGTCCGTACCACAATAATAATCGCACACCTGCTGGAGAAGTATCTAAAGAATCTGGATTGTTTTTTTGCTTTGGGTGTCAAACTACTAAAAATTTAGTTGAGCTTATTATGTTTACCTCTAATAGAACATACTTTGAAACCGTAAGATATATTGCAAGCAAACAACAAGAAAATAATATTGCTTCTTTAATAGATAAAACACTTTATGCTCCAGCAGATTTTGTTCAATATGATGAATTACTTATTAAAAGATTAAATAATCAAGCACTTGAATCACCAAGAGCAATGAGATATTTTGAAGGTCGCAGCATTACAAAAGATTCTGTGATAAAATTTAGTTTGGGGTATTCAGAAAAACAAGATTCAGTAACAATACCTATGGCAACACCAGATGGTATGTGCATAGGGTTTGTTGCTAGAACTATTGAAGGAAAAGATTTTAAGAATACCCCAGGACTTCCTAAAAGTAAAATTCTTTTTAATCTAAGTAGGATTAAAACATCATCAACAGTCTATGTAGTTGAATCATCTTTTGATGCTATAAGACTTGATCAAGTAGGATTCCCAGCAGTTGCTACTCTGGGTGCTAATGTATCTGTATCACAAATCAGGTTATTAGAAAAGTACTTTAACAATATTGTACTTATTGCAGACAATGACGAGGCTGGTTCTATAATGAAAGATAAACTAATTGAAAAATTAGGAAGCCTTGTAACAGTAATAAACATAGATAAAAAATATAAGGATATTGGAGATATGAATGATGATGATATCAAGAAACTTGAGTTTTCATTTGACAATTCTATCTCTGCTATGCTAAAATAAAATACATACACAATATAAGGAGAAAATAAATGGCAATCGTAAGAGGTCTAAAAGATATAAATGCCCTAGTTGACAAGCCTAAGTATGAAGGTACAGGAACAAAAGTTCGTTGGCTTAAGTTAGCTGATGGACAATCAGTAAAAATTCGTTTCATTGAAGAGCTTGATGAAGATTCAGCAAACTATAATGAAGCACGTGGTCTTGCTCTTGTTGTATCAGAGCATACAAATCCAAAAGATTACAAGCGTAAGGCTGTAGATACAATGGATACAGAAGGTCGTGACTGGGCCGAAGAAATGCATCGCAAGGACATGAAGGCTGGATGGAGAGCCCGTCTTCGCTTTTACTGCAATGTTCTTGTAGATGATGGAATTGAGGCACCATATGTGGCTATTTGGTCAATGGGTGTAAGCAAGCAATCTGCATTTAACACTATTCGTGAATATGCTCTTGAGACAGGAAGCATTTCAAATCTTCTTTGGAAAGTGAAACGTAATGGTCAGGGAACTGAAACAAGTTACACACTTATCCCAAGTGGACCAGATAAGGAACCATTTGATTGGACAGGGGTAGAGCCATTTCCATTGGAAAAAGCTCTCAACAAAATTCCTTATGCTGAACAAGAAGCCTTTTATCTAGGCTTTGACGGTCCATCTTCATCATCAGCAAACGCTGACTGGTAATAGATGAACTACGTTGGTTTGCATGTCCATACACACTTTTCCTTAATGGATGGTGTTGCTACTCCAGAAGAATACATTGACCGTGCAGTTGAGTTAGGGATGCCAGCAATTGCCATCACTGACCACGGGACTTTATCTGGGCATAGGGAACTGCACCGTATTGCAAAAGCAAAGGGCATCAAACCAATACTTGGCGTAGAAGGCTATTTGGCATTAGACAGACATGAAAAGAAGGCTAAAAAAGATCGTGTTGGCCCACTTGATGTTAACTTTTTCCACTTAGTTCTTCTCGCCAAGAATCAAAACGGTCTAGAAAATCTAAACAAGATTAATGAAGTTGCGTGGACTGAAGGCTATTACAATAAACCACGTTTTGATTTTGAAATTCTTGACAAGTATGGCGATGACATTATTGTTTTATCTGCTTGCCAAGGTGGAATTATTGCAAAAGCTATTGAAAATGAAGAGTATGCATTTGCAAAAGAAAAAATGGCATGGTTTAAGAATCGTTTTGGTGATGATTTTTATGTTGAATTAATGCCACACAATCCTAAAAATATTAATGACCAACTAATTGATCTTGCAAAAGCGTTTAATGTTAAAACCGTTGTTACTCCAGACTGTCACCATGCTGACGTAAGTCAAAAAGAAATTCAAGAAATGATGCTTTTGCTTAATACCCACGGTAAAGTTCAAAAAGATTCAACATTTGAAAAATCTAAAAAGCATGACAATATGATGGAACGTCTTGATTATCTATATGGTGAAGACAGAAAGATGTCATTTAGATCATTTGATATTCATTTGCTTTCATACGAAGAAATGAAATCTGCTATGGCTGAACAAGGTCATACAGATGAAGAAATGTTTACCAGCACCCTAGAAATTATGAACAAGATTGAGGACTATGATGTTAAGTCTGGACTTGATTTGCTTCCAGTTCAATATCTTGATCCAGACAATGAATTAAAAGATCTTGCAATGCAAGGTTTGGTAGAACTTAAGTTTGATAAAAATGAAGAGTATATTTTAAGACTTGAAGAAGAACTTCAAGTAATTAAAGATAAAAGCTTTGCTCCATACTTTCTTGTTGTTCGTAATATGCTTAACTGGGCAAAGAAAGAAGATATTATGGTGGGTCCAGGACGTGGATCTGCTGCAGGATCTTTACTTTGTTATGCACTTGGCATTACAGACATTGATCCAATTAAGCATGGACTTTTGTTCTTCCGTTTTATTAATCCAGAACGTAATGATTTTCCAGATATTGATTCAGACATTCAAGATACACGTCGTGATGAAGTTAAGGATTATCTAGTTAGACAATATAGACACGTTGCATCTATTGCAACATTTATGCAATTCAATAATAAAAACATTGTAAAAGATGTATCTCGTGTATTAAACATTCCATTAGCAGACGCAAATAAAGTTAATAAACAAATTGACACATGGGAAGAATACTGTAGTTCAAAAAACTCATCATGGTTTAGAGAAAAATATCCAGAAGTAGAAATTTATGGTGAGCAACTAAGAGGACGCATTAAAGGAACTGGTATTCATGCTGCAGGTGTTGTTACCAGTAAAGATCCTATATTTAGATATGCTCCAATGGAAACACGTGCAGTATCTGGATCTGATGAGCGCATTCCAGTAGTTGCTGTAGATATGGGAGAAGCTGAGAATATTGGTTTAATTAAGATTGATGCTCTTGGTCTTAAAACTTTAACGGTAATTAAAAACTGCATTGATATAATTAAAGAGCGTGAAGGAACAAAAATTGATCCACTAAAAATTGACATGGAAGATGCTAATGTATATAACATGCTATCAGATGGATATACAAAAGGTGTGTTTCAATGTGAAGCAGCACCATATACAAATCTTTTAGTTAAGATGCGTGTAAAAAATCTTGATGAACTTGCTGCATCAAATGCCTTGGTTCGTCCAGGTGCAGCAAATACAATTGGAAAAGACTATATTGCTATTAAGCATGGTCGTCAAAATCCAGATTATAAGCATGAAATTTTAAAGAAAATTACGGAGGACACTTATGGCTGTATTCTTTACCAAGAACAAGTTATGCAAGCATGCGTATCCCTTGGCGGTATGTCCATGTCGGAAGCAGACAAAGTTAGAAAAATCATTGGTAAAAAGAAAGATGCTAAAGAGTTTGATGAGTTTAAGGATCGCTTTATATCTGGCGCTTCTAAATTTATTAGTCCTAACGTTGCTTTAGATTTATGGCATGACTTTGAAGCTCACGCAGGGTATTCATTTAATAAGTCACATGCTGTAGCATATTCAACACTCTCATATTGGACAGCATGGTTAAAGTATCACTATCCATTAGAGTTTATGTATTCGCTATTAAAAAATGAAAAGGATAAAGATGCAAGAACTGAGTACCTTATTGAAGCTAAAAGAATGGGGATTGCTGTTAAGCTTCCTCACATTAACGAGTCAGATATTGATTTTAAAATTGAAGGTAAAGGCATACGATTTGGCCTATCTGGTATTAAATTTATTTCCGATAAAATTGCAGAAAAATATATGGCTGCTAGACCTTTCAATTCATATGCTCAACTTGAAGAGTTTACTTTTACTAAAGGAAACGGAGTTAATAGTCGTGCTCTTCAAGCATTACGAATTATTGGCGCAGCAACGTTTACTGATCAACCAAGAAATGATCAAGAAATTAAAGAAAACCTCTACGAATATTTAAACCTTCCAGAGTTTAATATGTCAATACCTCAGCACTATTATGCATATATTCAGGATGCATCTGATTATGAGGAAAGTGGTTCCTTTATTATGATGGGAATGATTAAGTCAATAAAGCGTGGCACTGGTTGGTCAAGAGTAGAATTTTTAGATAAGACAGGAAGTGTTGGTATTTTTGATGAAGAAAATACAAACATTGAAACTGGAAGAACATACATTATACTAGTTAGTGACAATAGGATTGTTTCTTCTGTTCCTGTTGATGAAATAAAAGAATCAAAGAGTGCTTTAGTTAAGTTTTTAAACTATAAAATGCTTCCGTTTAAAGATGGAGAGTCAATGGCAATTTCATTTAAGCCAAGAATGACTAAAGCTGGAAAGAAAATGGCCTCTTTGGTTGTAGCAGATGCTGGCAGAGACTTACACTCAATTGTTGTATTTCCAACGGCATTTGCAAAAGCATACATGACAATTGAAGAAGGTAAAGTGTATACTGTTAAGACAGGTAAAACAAAAGATGGAACAGTAACTCTAGAAGATATAACTAATATATGAGGATGAGGTAATTATTTAATGTCAGTAACAATGGAAGAAGTTTTAGCACAATTAGATCCAAGAATTCGTAAAAGACTTGGTGATGCTACAGGACAAAAAGTTAGTTATGCAGCAACTCCAAGTTTTGGTTTAAATAGAGCCCTAAAGGGTGGACTTCCATACGGTAGGCAAGTTCTTGTATGGGGCTCTAAGTCATCTGCAAAGTCTTCTATGTGCCTTCAAATGATAGCTCAAGCACAAGCAGAAGGAAAAATTTGTGCATGGATTGATGCTGAAATGTCTTATGATGAATCATGGGCAAAACATCTTGGAGTAGACTCTACAAAACTTATTTACTCACAAGCCAGAACTATTAATGAAATGGTTGATGTTGGAACAAATCTTATGAATGCAGGTGTTGATATAATTGTTGTAGATAGTATTACTTCACTTCTTCCTGCAATATACTTTGAAAAAGATACAGACGAACTTAAGCAACTTGAAAACACAAAACAAATTGGTGCAGAGTCAAGAGATTTTAGCAACGCATGGAAAATGCTTAATTACGCCAATAACAAAGTTAAGCCTACTCTTCTTGTTCTTATTTCTCAATCTCGCAATAATATTAGTGCTATGTATACTAGTCAGCAACCTACTGGTGGTCAAGCTACTAAGTTTTACTCTTCTACAGTTATTAAACTATTTTCATCAGAGTCAGACAATCAAGCCATTAAAGGAAAAATTCAAATAGGAGATAAATTAATTGAAGAAAAAATTGGTAGAAAAATTAAATGGGAATTACAATTCTCTAAAACCTCTGCAGGGTTCCAGTCTGGTGAGTATGATTTTTATTTTAGAGGTGATGATCTTGGTATTGATACCATTGGTGACTTGGTTGACACAGCAGAAATGGTAGGATTAATTGAGCGCACAGGTGCTTGGTATAAACTTGATGACGGAACAAAAGTTCAGGGTCGTGAAGGTTTTATAAGTCGTGTCAAAGAAGATCTTGATTTGCAAAAATCTTTAATGGAAAAGCTTATGAATGTCTAACAACAATTTTACAGTATATCCTGGAAAGTTTCCATGCAAATCTTGTAGTGAAGAGGTAACATCGCTAAGACTTTGGACTGAAACAGGGATGCTAACATGGATGTGTACAACTAAACATATTTCTAGAGTTCCAATTATTATGACGAAGAAGGACTATGAGCGAAAGAAGTGAGTCAAAAAGAATTGGTGCTAAGCAGCACAAGAACTCTGGAAGAGGCACACACAAGGGTGATGCTACCTGGAGAAACTTTACAGTTGACTTTAAAGAGTATCCAAAAGGAATAACAATAAATAAGGACATCTGGGCAAAGGCAGTAACTGATGCCATAAAAAATCATAATGATCCAGCAATTTTTATTGTTTTAGGCGAGGGTAACTCTAAGGTAAGATTAGCAGTAATAGAAGTAGAATTATTAAAACAGTTAACAGAAGGGGAAGAAAATGTCTGAACAAAATGAACCAGCAAAAACAACACTAGAGATGGTAAACGGTTTAACCGAAATTGCAGACTATATGCAAGACGAGGAGCTTACTGCTGCTTTAACATTTATTGCAAAAATAATTATTAAGCCAGATATTCCAACTCAGGTAGCCAGCATTGAGATTGTAAGACTACAAGCAATAGCAGCTAAAATGGCTTTTAAGGCTACCTGGATGGCTAATGTAGACAAGAACGACAGAGCAAAGAAGAACATCTATTACACAGCAGCAGAATCTATAAACAACTTAGTATCAGCACTCAAATATATTATGCGCTAGTACCTGCTATACTTATATAAAACAAAGGGATAAAAATGACAAAAAGTTTACTACAGCAGGTTATGTTAAAAGAATCAGAAAAAAAGCAAGCGAAGATAGATCAAGATAATATATTTGATTCTGATGCAATGATTGAAAAGATTAACCTTGGGTACACTATTTTGCGTGGTCCAAAGCATACACAGAAAAAAACATTTGCTCCATCAACTATCGTATACGGTCATGGAGAATGTCCAAGATACTGGTACCTAGCTTTTAATGGTGCAACGTTTGAAGATAATACTGATGCATACTCAGCAGCAAACATGACTGCTGGTACTTTGTCTCACGATAGAATTCAGTCCGCAATGATGAACTCTGGAATTGCAAAAACATATATTAATGATAAAAATGAAAAGACTACAGAGTTTAAGGTAATAAATAATGATCCACCAATCTTTGGTTATGGGGATGCCATGCTTGATTGGGAAGGCGAAGAAATCGTTGGTGAAATTAAAACAATGATGAGTGAAGCATACGAGTATCGCAAAAAAACCAACAAGCCAAAAACTGGTCACTTGGTTCAGCTTTTAATTTATATGAAGATTCTTGGTAAATCAAAAGGTGCATTAATTTATGAAAATAAAAACAACCATGACCTAATGATTATTCCAGTAGAAGTAAATGATGGATACATCAAATGGATTAATTATGCATTTGATTGGATGAGAGAAGTTCGCAAAGCTTGGGAAGATCAAACATTGCCAACAAAAAATTATCGCAACAACTCAAAAATTTGCAAGTCATGTCCTATCAAAGCAACATGCTCTGAAGCAGGAACAGGCGTAATAAAAATAGCGTCATTAGAGGAACTGAGTGAAACTTTGTAGTAGATCTGATTGCGATATTTATTTTATTCCAAAGGTAAGCTACCAAGTTTACTGTTCGGAAGATTGCAGGACCTTTGCTACAAAAGAAAAAATAGCAGAAAGATATCAGGCTACACGTCGTCAAAAAAGATTAGGAAAGGTAAGAAAATGTTTAGGTGGATGTGGAGTAGACCTATCAATATACAACGATTCTGGATTTTGTTCAAACTGTAATATAAGTGAAAAGCTAGTAAACAAAATGTTAAAAGAAATAAAGGGGATAGTTCAATATGAACAAGATAATTGAGGCAACTCAGTCACCTACCCCTGAAAGAATTTGTGCTATTGATGCAAGTACTAACAGTCTTGCATATGCAACATTTCACAATGGAGACTTAAAGGAATGTGGAAAAATTGATTTTTCAGGAAAAGATATTTATCAAAAAGTTGGAGATGCAGCAGTAAAGACAAGACTATATTTTGAAAAATACATTAATGTTGATTCTATTGTTATTGAGCATACAGTATTTATGAATAGTCCAAAGACTGCTGCAGATCTTGCTCTTGTTCAGGGAGCACTATTGGGCGCTGCTGCAATGAGTGGAATAACTTCTGTTGGAAAGGTTTCTCCAATTACATGGCAAAACTTTATTGGAAATAAAAAAATATCTAAAGATGAGCAACTTTTTATAAGATCACAAAATCCTGGAAAGTCTGCATCTTGGTATAAATCATATGAAAGAAATCTAAGAAAAGAAAGAACTATTAAGTTTATTAATACTATCTATGATAAAAAAATTACAGACAATGATGTTGCAGATGCCTGCGGTATAGGTCATTGGGCAGCAAAAAACTGGAATAAAGCTATTGGAGAAAACAAATAATGCCAGAGTTAAATGCAAACATACCACCTATTGAATGTTATGTTCGTGGTAATTTTTTAAGAGATCAATTGGATAGCCATGATCAATATTTTCCATGTGTAATTTTTGGAGTATCAAGCATTAAGGCAAGAAGTCCATTGTTTCATTTTATGATGGAAGATGGTGGGATTTGGTGGAGAATGCCAATAAATGCTTTTTGTAGTAAGCCAGGAGTAAAAGAAGAACCAATTCATAATCTTGTTTTATGGAATTCTTTTAGCTCACATGTTTCTGTTACAAAGTTTCAAGCATTAAGTAATATGAGAATGTCTTACATTGATAGAAACAAAAACACTATTCCTGGAACATATTTATTTACTTTAGATTGGCATAGCCCAGAAACAAACATACTAGATGATGGATATTCTGAAAACCCAGGGCAACATAAATGTGGACACGTTATTCAAAGAGATGACGGAAATTTTGCGGTACAGCCAAATAACAGAGTAAGAATCAAAGAGCCTTCATTTGTTACCAAGAAAGAACTAGTGATAAATAGATTAATTAACACAAATAAATGGGATGTTGAAAGTTATGATAAATGGATACTTGAAGACTCTAATGCCTATAATTATGACGTTATTGATACGGAAGTTGACAAATAATCCCATGGGTGGTAAACTGTATACATCAGAAGTATGGTTACGTAAGCGCTATTTGCTGGACAAAAAATCTCCAGAAGATATTGCTAAAGAGTGTGGATCAAGCGTAGAAACAATCTATGTTTATCTTGCTAAATTTAATTTAAGGAAGTCAAAAAGATGAGTAAAGCACAGAAAGTTCTTATTGGTTTAGGTATTGCTGGTGCAGTAGGTGTTACATATGTATTTACGGCACTAAGAGGATTGCCAGAATTATTTGATTGGGAGGCAGACGATGAGTGATAATTTAACAATTACAGTTGATCAAGTAAATCATCCACGACACTACACAACAGATCCTTCTGGAGTAGAATGTATAGAAATTACACGTCATCGTAATTTTAACATTGGAAATGCTTTTAAGTACTTATGGAGAGCTGGTCTTAAGGATGAAGCAAAAACAATTCAAGACTTAGAAAAAGCAATCTTTTATATTAAAGATGAAATAAACAGACTAGAAGGCAAGT